ATATTCTGTTGGCTTTCATCTGTGCTTGTGCTTCGGTTCAATCACACTCTGAAAGTTTCAGTTCCCCGGAATTTCGGTTTTCTTCAGAAACCTCATTCTTACAGGATGTCTAGCCTAGCTATCTCTACCCTTCCCTGCTCGGTTGCTCAATTGAGCTTTGGTCAGCCTGTTGCCGCGGTTGCCAAGTCATTTTTGATGACTTCCCTTCCGTCCCTTCAGACTTATCCATCTCTGTCTGAGTTGACTTCCTTTTCTTTTTGTTTTGGTGTTTTCCAAAATTTAAAAATGTTTATGTCTTTCCTGCGTTCGGTGCACGTTTTTGCATCTTTTTCTGAGCTTTCCACGTTTGGTTCATGCTATGAATTCATTCGCTTAGGAGGTGGTGCTCATCCTCTCTTCTTTTGTTCCTTCCAATGCGGACCTTTGTCCGTTTCTCTGGGTCTTGTTAACGGTGTTTTCGCTGTTTTAAACCTCTCCTTTCCCTTTTTAAGTAACGCGTCTCTCTTGATGGATGTCGGAAAAGATGTAGTTCAAGTAAAAAGAAAAATTTCCAAGCTTGAGAAGAAGCAGAAGAAGCGTGTTTTTTCGATGGCTCGCGCTGCCGCGCGTTATGTGCCTTCCCCACGCAATCCTAAGGAGAAGCGTGCTGTTCATGTACAGCCTCTCCCTAGTGGTTCTTTTCGATTTTCCCAAGACAAAAACAAAACAGAACTAATCATCTTAAGCAAGGAAGCGGGTTTGGTCGCACGCGTTAAGTGCTCGGCGTGCGTTGTGCGCCGCCGCGGATACGGTGGCGCGGTCAAGAGCGTAGCCCTAATAGCCCTTTCCCCTTTCGGCGTGAAATTCCGTTGTTTCGCGCCGTCTTGCAGCACATCCGCTTGTCTGAAGCTTAGAATAGTGCGTCGTGTTGCAGTCGGTGACTGCCGAGGTGAGAAGGTTATCGCGGCGCGACGTGCGGAGCTGCAGAAGCAGAATTTCAACAGCCGTACACCGAAGAAGGTGCGAGAGAACCCCGCTGGCGCCCTCGAGGCGAACTCGGAAGCTTCTGCCACTTCTAGGGTCATTTTCTTCGGCAGTTTCACGCAGCCCTTTGCGTTATATCCGCACCAAGAGAGCGCGAAAGCGAACATGCAACATCCACCGGTCAGTGTGGTGACGGTGGAGCGCGCGGTTGCGAAGGTGGCTCCCGAACGAAGCGTGGTCGACAAGGTTCCTACGTCCGTAGGCGTCTCCCCGCAGCGCGGTGTGTTTTCCCCTCCGACGGTGGTTCGGAACTGCGGTGATATAGTTGTAACGGGGGTGGTGCATGAAGCCTTGAAAAAGATTAAAGATGGGCTCTTGCGCTTCCGCATAGGCGGTGACATGCGTTTTTCGAGGTTTTTCTCCTCGAATTACGGCTGTAGGTTCGTGGCGAACGTGCGCACCAACACTACTGTTTGGCTGAATTGCACGAAGGCGAGTGGTGAAAAATTTTCACTGGCCGTCGCTTGCTCAGTGGATTACGTAGCGATGCTGCGATACGTGTGTGGCGGGAAGTTCCCTCTCGTCCTCATGAGCAGAATTAACTACCAGGATGGGCACTGTTACCTGGCCCATATGCGGTATCTGTGCGCCTTTTACTGTCGCCCGTTTAGAGAGTCGGACTACGCCCTCGGATCGTGGCCAACGGTGGCGCGTCTCAAGGCATGTGTTGAGAAAAACTTCGGTGTCGAAGCTTGTGGTATAGCTCTTCGCGGCTATTACACCTCTCGGAATGTTTATCACTGCGATTACGACTCTTCCTATATGAGGGGTTTTAGAAATCTTTCCGGCCGCGTTGGTGGTGGATCCTTCGATCCGTCATCTCTAACTTCCGTAATAACAGTGAAGACGAGCGGTCTTCCAGATAGTCGTCCTAAAAGTATAGTGTTCGGCGCTTTTCGCTGCGATATACGTTATATTGAACCGGCAGACTCGGGTGGCGTACAGTCGAGCGCTAAGATGAAACGAGAGGAAGTACGCCGAGTCGTGAAAAAATGCGCAGCGGGCGAAGCTGCTGCACAATCGCGACGGAAGAAGATAGAAGAGAAATATCGCGACGGAATTCCTGATGGAGGATTTCCGCATCTTTTGGCCGGTAACCTTAATGAAGTTAGGAGGAAGGTAGCGGCCGGGGTTCTGCGATTCCGCGTTGGTGGTGATATGGATTTTCATCGCTCGTTCACCACTCATTCAGGCTATCATCTGTTAGTGTGGCGCCGCTCGAGCCGGAGCGTATGCATTGAGCTTTACTCACCATCAAAAGCCTTTTTGCGTTACGATTTTTTGCCTTGTTCCGTGGACTATGCTGCGATGTTTTCTTTTGCGGCGGGTGGTCGCTTCCCTTTAGTTCTGATGACTAGAATCAAGTATCTAAATGGGTTCTGTTATTTAGCTCATTGCCGGTATGCGTGCGCGTTTTTGTTAAAAGGTTTTGACCCGAAGCGTTTTGACATCGGTGCTTTTCCCACCGCGGCGGACCTTAGAAGACGTATGGTTTCGGTGCTTGGTGATAGAAGTTTAGGCTTGAATTTGTACGGCGCGTACACGTCACGCGGCGTTTTTCATTGTGATTACGATGCGAAGTATATAAAAGATTTACGTCGTATGTCGGCGGTTATAGCTGGAAAGGACGGGGTAGAAGAGGTAGTTCCTTCTGACATAACTCCTGCTATGAAGCAGAAGACGATTGAAGCCGTATATGATAGATTGTATGGCGGCACCGACTCGTTGCTGAAGCTGAGCATCGAGAAAGACTTAATCGACTTCAAAAACGACGTACAGAGTCTGAAGAAAGATCGACCAATCGTCAAAGTCCCCTTTTACATGTCGGAAGCAACTCAGAATTCGCTGACTCGTTTCTACCCTCAGTTCGAACTTAAGTTTTCGCACTCCTCGCATTCAGATCACCCTGCCGCTGCCGCTTCTAGATTGCTGGAAAACGAAACGTTAGTGCGCTTGTGTGGTAATAGCGTTTCAGATATTGGAGGTTGTCCTCTTTTCCACTTGAATTCTAAGACTCAAAGACGGGTTCATGTGTGTAGACCTGTATTGGACGGCAAAGATGCGCAGCGTCGCGTGGTGCGTGATTTACAGTATTCCAATGTGCGTTCGGGAGACGACGATAAAATTTTGGAAGGGCCGCGCAACGTTGATGTCTGCCACTATCCTCTGGGTGCTTGCGACCGCGAGAGTAGCGCTATGATGATGGTGCAGGTGTACGATGCGTCCCTTTACGAGATATGTGGTGCCATGATCAAGAAGAAGAGTCATATAACCTACTTAACCATGGTCACACCCGGCGAATTTCTTGATGGACGCGAGTGCGTCTACATGGAGTCGTTGGACTGCGAGATTGAAGTTGATGTGCATGCAGACGTCGTGATGTACAAGTTTGGTAGCTCGTGCTACTCGCACAAGCTTTCAGTCATCAAGGACATTATGACCACTCCATACTTGATGTTAGGCGGGTTTCTGTTTAGCGTGGAGATGTATGAAGTGCGCATGGGCGTGAATTACTTCAAAATCACGAAGTCCGAGGTATCGCCTAGCGTTAGCTGCACCAAACTCTTGAGATACCGAAGGGCTAATAGTGACGTGGTTAAAGTTAAGCTTCCGCGTTTCGATAAGAAGCGTCGTATGTGCCTGCCTGGGTATGATACTATATACCTAGATTCAAAATTTGTGAGTCGCGTGTTCGATTATGTCGTGTGTAATTGTTCCGCCGTGAATTCGAAAACTTTCGAGTGGGTGTGGAGTTTTATTAAGTCTAGTAAGTCGAGGGTGATTATTAGCGGTAAAATAATTCACAAGGACGTGAATTTGGACCTCAAGTACGTCGAGAGTTTTGCCGCGGTTATGTTGGCCTCTGGCGTGCGCAGTAGACTAGCGTCCGAGTACCTCGCTAAGAACCTCAGTCATTTTTCGGGAGATTGCTCCTTCATTGAAGCAACATCTTTCGTGTTGCGTGAAAAAATCAGAAATATGACTCTGAACTTTAACGAAAGACTTTTGCAGTTGGTGAAACGTGTTGCCTTTGCAACCTTGGATGTGAGCTTTTTAGATTTAGATTCGACTCTTGAATCAATAACAGATTTTGCCGAATGTAAAGTGGCAGTTGAACTCGACGAGTTGGGTTGCTTGAGAGCGGAAGCCGAGAATGAAAAAATTAGGAATCTGGCGGGAGATTCTATCGCGGCTAAGCTCGCGAGTGAGATAGTGGTTGACATCGACTCTAAACCTCCGTTGAGGCAGATGAGTAACTCATCATCCGAAAATGTTGATAAGCGGGAAATTCAGAGACCCGGATTGCGTGGTGGTTCTAGAATCGGGGTTGTTGGGGAGTTCCTTCACTTCGTTGTAAGTTCTGCTTTACGTATTTTTAAATACGCGACGGATCAGCAACGGATTAAGTCTTACGTGCGCTTTTTGGATTCAGCGGTTTCCTTCTTAGATTACAATTACGAGAATCTGTCGTTTATAATGCAAGTACTTTCGAAAGGTTATTCGTGTATGTTCACGTTTTTTGCGAATCGCGGCGACGTATCCAGTCGCATCCGTAGCGCGGTATGTGCTGTGAAAGAAGTAGCTGCCTCGTGCGCGAGCGCGAGCGTTTCTAAAGCTAAGGTCATGATCACCTTCGCAGCAGCCGTGTGCGCTATGATGTTTAATAGCTGCGGTTTTTCAGGCGATGGTCGGGAGTATAAATCGTACGTACATCGTTACACACAGGTATTGTTTGACACTATATTTTTTGAGGACAGCAGTTACTTACCCATAGAAGTTTTAAGTTCGGCGATATGCGGTGCTATCGTCACGCTTTTCTCCTCGGGCGCGTCCGTAAGTTTAAATGCTTTCTTGCTTCAAATTACCAAAGGGTTCTCCTTAGAGGTTGTCGTCCGAAATGTTGTACGCGTCACGCATGGTTTGAGCACCACGGCGACTGACGGCGTTATACGTGGGGTGTTCTCCCAAATTATGTCTCACTTACTTGTCGGAAGTACTGGTAACGTGGCTTACCAGTTGGCCTTCATTGCCGGGGTAGTGCCTCTTTTAGTCAAAAAGTGCGTGAGCTTAATTTTTATCATGCGTGAAGATACCTACTCCGGTTTTATTAAGCACGGAATCAGTGAGTTTTCTTTTCTTAGTAGTGTTCTGACGTTTTTGAAGGGTAAGCTCGTGGATGAGTTGAAATCGGTTATTCAAGGGGTTTTTGAATCCAACAAGCACGTGTTTAAAGAAGCCACTCAGGAAGCGATTCGCACGACGGTCATGCAAGTACCTGTCGCCGTGGTGGATGCGCTTAAGTGCGCCGCAGGAAGAGTTTATAATAGTTTTGCTAGTCGACGTACCTTTGGTAAGGATAACGGCTCTTCTAGCGAAGACGCATGCGAAGAGTACTTTTCGTGCGACGAAGGTGATGGCCCAGGTCTGAAAGGAGGTTCCAGCTATGGCTTCTCAGTTTTAGCGTTCTTTTCACGCATTATTTGGGGTGCTCGTCGGTTTATTGCTAAAATGAAGCATGAGTGCTTTGGGAAGCTTTTTGATTTCCTATCGCTCAGGCTTCACGAGTTCAGGACTCGCGTTTTCGGGAAGAATAGAGCGGACGTGGGAGTTTACGATTTCTTGCCCACGGACATCGTGGAAACACTCTCATCGATAGAAGAGTGCGACCAGATTGAAGAGCTACTCGGTGATGACCTGAATGGTGTCAAGGATGATTCGTTGACCGATATGAGTTACTTTGAGTTCTCAGAAGACTTTTTGGCGTCTGTTGAGGAGCCTCCTTTCGCCGGGCTGCGAGGAGGTAGCAAGAACGTAACGATTTTGGCGATTTTGGAATACGTGTATAATTTGTTTCGTATTGTCGCCAACAAGTGTTCAAAAGGACCTTTATTGGTTGCTTTCGCTGAACTTTCAAGCGCCCTAATCGAGAGGTTTAAAGGGAAATTTTCTCGTAAGAACAAAATATTTACTATTGTGCGCGAGTACGCTCTGAGTTCCCTCCGATGTCGCATGCGCGCGTTGGGCTTGAACAACGATTTCGTGGTGAATTCTTTCGCTGATTTGCTACCTATGTTGGTGAAGCGGAAGGTTTCGAATTCATTCTTAAGTAGCGTTTATCGCCCAATCAAAAGTTTCTCATATATGTGTGCTTCAGCGGAGCGACGCGAGAAATTTTTAGCTCTCGTGTGTTTAGTCGGGTTAAGTCTTCCTTTCTTCGTGCGCATTGTAGGTGCGAAGGCGTGCGAGGAGCTCGTGTCTTCAGCACGTCGTTTTTGTGAGCGCGTTAAAGTTTTTCTAAAACAGAAGTGTGTCTCTCTTCTTAGCTTTTTAAGTTGTTTATTTTTCTCTGATGCTGGTGATAGCTCCGCATCCGCGGGGCTGAGGGGTGGCGCGTCGCGAGTGACGCTATTCCACCTCTTCGTTCGCCTCGCGAGTGCTCTTTTATCTTTAGGGTGGGAAGGGCTGAAGCTACTCCTATCGCACCATAACCTATTATTTTTATGTTTTGCGATGGTCGACGATGTGAACGTCTTTGTCAAGGCTTTGGGGGGTCTTTCTTTCTTTGTGCAACCGGTTTCTTCCGTGTTCGCAGCAGTACTTTTGCAACCGGACAGATTCGCGGGGTACTCCGAGAAGCTTGTTACAGCTTTCGAATTCATCCTAAAGTGTTCGCCTCGCGCGCCTGCGCTACTCAAAACGTTTTTTGAGGGCGTGGCGAACAGTACTGTATCAAAAACCGTTCGAAAACTTCTTCGATTCTTAGTGAGGAAGTTTAAGCTTCGAAAAAGAGGAGGGTTGCGTGCAGACGGTAAGGGTTTTCACCGGCAGAAAGCTGTGCCCGTCATACCTTCTAATCGGATCACGACTGACGGAGTTGAAAGGCTTTCGGTGAAGATGCAAGGAGTTGAGGCGTTGCGTACCGAATTGAGAGTCTTAGAAGATTTGGATTCCGCCGTAATCGAAAAACTCAACAGACGCAGAAATCGTGATACTAGTGATGACGAATTCACGCGCCCTGCTTATGAGCAGATACAAGAAGTTACCACTTTCTGTTCGAAAGCTAACTCTGCAGGTTTGGCCCTGGAAAGAGCAGTGCTTGTAGAAGACGCCGTGAAGTCGGAAAAACTTTCTAAGACTATTGACGAGATGGCGAGAAAAGGGGCGACTACTAGTGACGAAGTAGCAGTTGCTTTATCTGACGATGAAGCCGTGGAAGAAATCTCCGTTGCTGAAGAGCGAGACGATTCGCCTAAGACGGTCAGGATGAGCGAATACCTGAACAGGTTAAATTCAAGCTTCGAGTTTCCGAAGCCTATTATTGTAGACGACAATAAGGATACCGGGGGTCTAACGAACGCTGTGAGGGAGTTTTATTATATGCAGGAACTTGCTCTTTTCGAAATTCACAGCAAGCTGTGTACCTACTATGACCAACTGCGCATAGTGAACTTCGATCGATCCGTGGCACCGTGCAGCGAGGATGCTCAGCTGTACGTACGGAAGAGCGGCTCAACGATAGTGCAGGGTAAAGAAGCGCGTTTGCATATTAAGGATTTCCATGACCACGATTTCTTGTTTGACGGAAGAATTTCCATAAACAAGCGGCGGCGAGGAGGTAATGTTTTATACCATGATAATCTTGCGTTTCTAGCGAGTAATTTATTCTTAGCTGGCTACCCCTTTTCAAGAAGCTTCGTTTTCACGAATTCATCAGTTGATATTCTCCTTTACGAAGCTCCGCCCGGAGGTGGTAAGACGACGACGCTAATCGACTCATTCTTGAAGGTCTTCAAGAAGGGTGAGGTTTCCACTATGATCTTAACCGCTAACAAAAGTTCGCAGGTTGAGATCCTAAAGAAAGTGGAGAAAGAAGTGTCTAATATCGAATGCCAAAAACGTAAGGACAAGAGGTCTCCGAAGAAAAGCATTTACACCATCGACGCTTATTTAATGCATCACCGTGGTTGTGACGCTGACGTTCTTTTCATCGATGAGTGTTTCATGGTTCATGCGGGCAGCGTGCTAGCTTGCATTGAATTCACGAGGTGCCATAAAGTAATGATCTTCGGTGATAGCCGGCAGATTCATTACATTGAAAGGAATGATTTGGACAAGTGTTTGTATGGGGATCTCGATAGGTTCGTGGACTTGCAATGTCGGGTTTATGGTAATGTTTCATACCGTTGTCCATGGGATGTGTGCGCTTGGTTAAGCACAGTGTACGGCAATCTGATCGCCACCGTGAAGGGTGAAAGCGAAGGTAAGAGCAGCATGCGCATTAACGAAATTAATTCAGTCGACGATTTGGTGCCCGACATGGGTTCCACGTATCTGTGTATGCTTCAATCGGAGAAGTTGGAAATTAGCAAGCACTTCATTCGCAAGGGTTTGACTAAACTTAACGTTCTAACGGTGCATGAGGCGCAGGGTGAGACATATGCGCGTGTGAATCTTGTGCGACTTAAGTTTCAGGAGGATGAACCTTTTAAGTCTATCAGGCACATAACCGTCGCTCTTTCTCGTCACACCGACAGCTTAACTTACAGTGTCTTGGCTGCACGTCGGGGCGACGCCACTTGTGATGCCATCCAGAAGGCTGCGGAATTGGTGAACAAGTTTCGCGTTTTTCCTACATCTTTTGGCGGTAGTGTCATCAATCTCAACGTGAAGAAGGATGTGGAAGATAACAGTAGGTGCAAAGCTTCATCGGCACCACTAAGCGTAATTAACGACTTTTTGAACGAAGTTAATCCCGGTACCGCAGTGATTGATTTTGGTGACTTGTCCGCGGACTTCAGCACTGGACCTTTTGAGTGTGGAGCCAGCGGTATCGTTGTGCGGGACAACATCTCCTCCAGCAGCATCACTGATCACGATAAACAGCGTGTTTAGCGTCGTTCGGTCGCAAGCGATTCCGCGTAGAAGACCATCTCTACAGGAGAATCTATATTCATTTGAAGCGCGGAATTATAACTTCTCGACTTGCGACCGTTACACATCTGCTTCAATGTTCGGAGAGGCTATGGCGATGAACTGTCTTCGCCGTTGTTTCGACTTGGATACCTTTTCGTCCCTCCGTAATGACGTGATCAGTATCACGCGTTCGGGCATTGAACAGTGGCTGGAGAAACGTACTCCTAGTCAGATTAAGGCATTAATGAAGGATGTCGAATCGCCTTTGGAAATTGACGATGAAATTTGTCGTTTTAAGTTGATGGTGAAGCGTGACGCTAAGGTGAAGTTAGACTCCTCTTGTTTAACTAAGCACAGCGCCGCTCAAAATATCATGTTTCATCGCAAAAGCATCAATGCTATCTTCTCTCCCATCTTTAATGAGGTGAAAAATCGGATAATGTGCTGTCTTAAGCCTAACATAAAATTTTTTACCGAGATGACCAACAGAGATTTTGCTTCTATCGTCAGCAATATGCTCGGCGATGATGATGTGTACCATATAGGTGAAGTTGACTTCTCGAAGTACGACAAGTCTCAAGACGCTTTCGTGAAGGCTTTCGAGGAAGTAATGTATAAGGAACTTGGTGTTGATGAAGAGTTGCTGGCTATCTGGATGTGCGGTGAGCGGCTATCGATAGCTAACACTCTCGATGGTCAGTTGTCCTTTACGATTGAGAATCAAAGGAAGTCAGGAGCTTCAAATACCTGGATTGGTAATTCTCTCGTCACTTTGGGCATTTTAAGTCTTTATTACGACGTTAGAAATTTCGAAGCGTTGTATATCTCGGGTGATGATTCTTTAATTTTTTCTCGCAGTGAGATTTCGAACTATGCCGACGACATATGCACTGACATGGGTTTTGAGACAAAATTTATGTCCCCAAGTGTCCCGTACTTCTGTTCTAAATTTGTTGTTATGTGCGGCCACAAGACTTTTTTTGTTCCCGACCCGTATAAGCTTTTTGTCAAGTTGGGAGCGGTGAAAGAGGATGCTTCGATGGACTTCCTTTTCGAGGTTTTTACCTCTTTTAAAGATTTAACCACCGATTTTAACGACGAGCGCTTAATTCAAAAACTTGCTGAACTTGTGGCTGTGAAATATGAAGTTCAAACCGGCAACACCACCTTGGCGTTAAATGTGATACATTGTTTGCGCTCGAATTTCCTCTCCTTCAGCAAGTTGTATCCTCGCGTGAAGGGGTGGCAAGTTTTATATACGTCGGTTAAGAAAGCGCTTTTCAAGAGCGGGTGTTCCTTCTTCGACAGCTATATGACCCCTTTCGGCCAGGCTGTCATGGTTTGGGACGATGAGTAGCGCTAACTCGAGCGCTGTTTCTTTGTTCGTGACATACACCTTGTGTGTCACCGTGCATTTATAATGAATCAGGTTTTGCAGTTCGAATGTTTGTTTCTGCTGAATCTCGCGGTTTTTGCTGTGACTTTCATTTTCATTCTTCTCGTCATCCGGGTGATTAAGTCTTTTCGCCAGAAGAGTCACGAAGCGCCGAATCCCGTTGTCCGTAGCGGGGGTTTTTCAACCGTGGTGTAGTCAAAAGACGCGCATATGGTGGTTTTCGGTTTGGATTTCGGCACCACATTCTCTACGGTGTGCGTGTATAAGGATGGACGGGTTTTTTCATTCAAGCAGAATAATTCGGCGTACATCCCAACTTACCTCTATCTCTTTTCCGATTCTAACCACATGACGTTTGGTTACGAGGCTGAATCGTTGATGAGTAACTTGAAAGTTAGGGGTTCGTTTTATAGAGATTTGAAACGTTGGGTGGGTTGCGATTCGAGTAACCTCGACGAATACCTCGATCGTTTAAAACCTCACTACTCGGTACGCTTGATTAAGATTGGTTCTGGTTTGAACGAAACCGTTTCTATTGGAAGCTTCGGGGGCACTGTCAGATCTGAAGTTCATCTACCGGGGTTGATAGCCCTTTTTATCAAGGCTATCGTTGGCTGTGCCGAGAACGCGTTTGCGTGTACTTGCACTGGGATTATCTGTTCGGTACCCGCCAATTACGATAGTGTCCAAAGGAATTTTACTGATCAGTGCGTTTCACTCAGCGGCTATCAGTGTGTGTATATGATCAACGAGCCTTCAGCCGCTGCACTTTCTGTGTGCAATTCGATTGGTAGGAAGTCCGCAAACTTGGCCGTTTACGATTTCGGTGGTGGGACCTTTAACGTGTCTATCATTTCGTATCGCAACAACACTTTCGTTGTGCGAGCTTCTGGAGGTGATTTAAATCTCGGTGGAAGGGATGTTGATCGTGCGTTTCTCACACATCTCTTCTCCTTAACATCGTTAGAACCTGACCTCACGTTGGATATCTCGAATTTGAAAGAATCTTTGTCAAAAACAGACGCAGAGATAGTTTACACTTTGAGAGGTATCGATGGAAGAAAGGAAGATGTTAGAGTAAATAAAAACATTCTCACTTCGGTGATGCTCCCTTATGTGAACAGAACGCTTAAGATTCTAGATTCGACCTTAAAGTCGTACGCTAGGAGTATGAACGAAAGTGCGCAAATCAAGTGCGATTTAGTGCTTATAGGAGGATCGTCATATCTTCCCGGTCTGGCGGACGTTCTGAAAAAGCATCGGAGCGTCGATCGCGTCTTAAGGGTTTCGGATCCTCGGGCTGCTGTGGCCGTCGGTTGCGCATTATATTCTTCGTGCCTCTCCGGATCCGGAGGGTTATTACTGATCGACTGTGCGGCTCACACCGTCGCTATAGCGGACAGAAGTTGTCACCAAATCGTTTGCGCTCCAGCAGGAGCACCAATCCCATTTTCAGGGAGTATGCCTCTGTATTTGGCTAGAGCTAACAAAAACTCGCAGCGTGAAATTGCCGTGTTTGAAGGGGAATACGTTAAGTGCCCTAAGAACAGGAAGATCTGTGGAGCAAACGTTAAATTTTTTGATATAGGAGTGGCGAGCACTTCGTACGAGCCTGTCACCTTCTATATGGATTTCTCCATCTCAAGCGTAGGAGCTATTTCATTCGTGGTGAGGGGACCTGAGGGTAAGCAAGTGTCGCTCACTGGTACTCCAGCGTACAACTTTTCGTCTGTGGCTCTCGGATCACGCAGTGTCCGAGAATTGCATATTAGTTTAAATAATAAGGTTTTCCTCGGTTTGCTTCTACATAGAAAGGCGGATCGACGAATACTTTTCACTAAGGATGAAGCGATTCGATACACCGAATCAATCGATATCGTGGATGTGCTAAAGGAATACAAAAGTTACGCGGCCAGTGCCCTACCACCAGACGAGGATGTCGAACCACTCCTGGGAAAGTCTGTTCAAAAAGTTCTACGGGGAAGCAGACTGGAAGAGATACCTCTCTAGGAGTATAGCAGCACACTCAAGTGAAATTAAGAATCTACCAGAAATTCGACTGTATGGTGGTAGGGTCGTAAAGAAATCCGAGTTCGAATCGGCGGCTCCTAACTCTTTTGAACAGGAATTAGGACTGTTCATACTAAGCGAACGGGAGGTGGGATGGAGCAAATTATGCGGAATAACGGTGGAGGAAGCAGCATACGATCTTACAAATCCCAAAGCTTACAAATTCACTGCCGAGATATGCAGCCCGGATGTAAAAAGTGAAGGACAGAAGTATACTATGGAAGACGTGATGAACTTCATGCGTTTATCAAATTTGGATGTTAACGACAAGACACTGGCGGAACAGTGTTGGTCGTTATCCAATTCGTGCGGCGAATTGATCAATCCAGACGATAAAGGGCGGTTCGTGGCTCTCACCTTTAAGGACAGAGACATAATTGATGATGCGGGTGCCGCCAACGTGGAATGTCGCGTGGGCGATTATCTAGTTTACGCTATGTCCCTGTTTGAGCAGAGGACCCAGAAATCGCAGTCTGGCAACATCTCCTTGTACGAGAAATACTGCGAATACATCAGAACTTACTTGGGGAGTACGGACCTGTTTTTCACGGCGCCGGATAGGAATCCGTTACTTACGGGTATCCTATACGACTTTTGTAAAGAATATAACGTTTTCTACTCGTCATATAAGAACAATGTCGACAATTTCAGATTCTTCTTGGCGAATTATATGCCTTTAATATCTGACATCTTCGTCTTTCAGTGGGTAAAACCCGCGCCGGACGTTCGGCTGCTTTTTGAGTTGAATGCCGCGGAACTAACGTTGGAGGTTCCCACACTAAGCTTGATAGATTCTCAAGTCGTGGTGGGTCACATTTTAAGATACGTAGAATCTTACACGTCAGATCCAGCTATCGACGCGTTGGAAGACAAACTGGAAGCGATACTGAAAACTAGCAATCCTCATCTATCGACAGCGCAACTATGGGTTGGATTCTTTTGTTACTATGGCGAATTTCGCACGGCTCAAAGTAGAGTAGTGCAAAGGCCAGGTGTGTATAAAACACCAGACTCAGTGGGTGGATTCGAAATAAACATGAAAGATGTCGAGAAGTTCTTCGATAAACTTCAGAGAGAATTGCCCAATGTATCTTTGCGACGTCAGTTTAACGGAGCCAGAGCGCATGAGGCTTTCAAAATATTTAAGAACGGAAACATAAGTTTCAAACCCATATCGCGTTTGAATGTGCCTAGAGAGTTCTGGTATTTGAATGTAGACTACTTTAGGCATGCGAATAGGTCTGGGTTAACTGAAGAAGAAACACTCATCCTAAACAACATAAGCGTTGATGTTCGGAAACTATGCGCTGAGAGAGCGTGCAGTACTCTACCTAGCGCGAAGCGCTTTAGTAAGAATCATAAGAGCAATATACAATCATCACGCCAAGAGCGGAGGATTAAAGACCCGTTGGTAGCGCTAAAAGACACTTTATATGAGTTCCAACACAAGCGTGCCGGTTGGGGGTCTCGAAGCACTCGAGACCTCGGGAGTCGTGCTGACCACGCGAAAAGAGGCGGTGGATAAATTCTTTAACGAACTGAAAAATGAAAATTACTCATCAGTCGATAGCAGCCGATTAAGTGATTCGGAAGTGAAGGAAGTGCTAGAGAAAAGTAAAGAAAGTTTCAAGAGTGAACTGGCCTCCACTGACGAGCACTTCGTTTATCACGTAATATTTTTCTTAATCCGATGTGCTATAATATCGACGAGTGAAAAAGTGAAGTACGTCGGTAGTCATAAGTATGTGGTTGACGGAAAAACGTACACTGTTCTCGACGCTTGGGTTTTCAACATGATGAAAAGTCTCACAAAGAAGTACAAACGGGTGAATAGTTTACGTGCTTTTTGTTGCGCGTGCGAAGATCTATATTTGACTGTCGCACCGATGATGTCAGAACGCTTCAAAACTAAGGCCATAGGGATGAAAGGTTTGCCTGTTGGAAAGGAGTACTTAGGTGCCGACTTTCTTTCGGGAACTAGCAAGCTGATGAGCGATCACGACAGGGCGATCTCCATCGTCGCAGCGAAAAACGCTGTCGATCGTAGTGCTTTTACAGGTGGGGAAAGAAAGATAGTTAGTTTGTATGATCTAGGGAGGTACTAAGCACGTTGTGCTATAGTGCGTGCTATAAATAATAAAACACTAGTGCTTAAGTCGCGCAGAGAAAAACACTATGGAGTTGATGTCTGACGACAACCTTGGCAACCTGGTGATAACTGACGCCTCTAGTCTAAATGGTGTCGATAAGAAACTTTTATCTGCAGAAATCATAAAAATGTTGGTGCAGAAAGGCGCTCCTAACGACGGTATAGAAGTGGTGTTCGGTCTACTCCTTTACGCGCTTGCAGCGAGAACCACGTCTCCTAAAGTTCAACGCGCCGATTCAGACGTGATTTTTTCTAACCGTTTTGGAGAGAGTAACGTGGTAGTGACGGAGGGTGACCTTAAGAAGGTGCTCGACGGGTGCGCACCTCTCACTAGGTTCACTAATAAACTTAGAACCTTCGGTCGCACTTTCACTGAGGCTTACGTTGATTTTTGTATCGCGTATAAGCACAAATTACCGCAACTCAACGCCGCAGCGGAATTGGGAATTCCGGCTGAAGATTCATACTTGGCTGCAGATTTTCTGGGTACTTGCCCGAAGCTCTCTGAATTGCAGCAAAGCAGAAAGATGTTCGCGAGCATGTACGCTCTAAAAACTGAAGGTGGAGTGGTAAATACACCAGTGAGCAATCTGCGTCAGCTAGGTAGAAGGGAAGTTATGTAATGGAGAATTACGAAGAAAAATCTGAATCGCTCGTGCTGCTACGCACGAATTTGAATACTATGCTTTTAGTGGTCAAGTCTGATGCTAGTGTTGAGCTGCCTAAACTACTAATTTGCGGTTACTTGCGAGTGTCAGGACGTGGAGAGGTGACGTGTTGCAACCGTGAGGATTTAACGAGAGATTTTGAGGGCAATCACCATACGGTTATCCGCTCTAGAACCATACAATATGACAGCGAGTCTGCCTTTGAGGAATTCAACAATTCTGATTGCGTAGTGAAGTTTTTCCTAGAGACTGGTAGTGTCTTTTGGTTTTTCCTCCGAAGTGAAACTAAGGGTAGAGCGGTGCGACATTTGCGCACCTTCTTCGAAGCTAACAATTTCTTCTTTGGGTCGCATTGCGGTACCATGGAGTATTGTTTGAAGCAGGTACTAACTGAAACTGAGTCTATAATCGATTCTTTTTGCGAAGAAAGAAATCGTTAAGATGAGGGTTATAGTGTCTCCTTATGAAGCTGAAGACATTCTGAAAAAATCGACTGACATATTACGAGACATAGACAGTGGGGTTTTAAATACTAAGGAATGTATCAAAGTGTTCTCGACAATAACGCGAGACCTACATTGTGCAAAGGCTTCTTACCAGTGGGGTGTGGACACTGGGTTGTATCAGCGCGATTGCGCTGAAAAACGTTTAATCGATACGGTAGAGTCAAACATACGGTTGGCTCAACCTCTCGTGCGCCAGAAGGTAGCGGCTCACTTTTGTAAAGATGAACCAAAAGAGCTAGTGGCGTTCATCACGCGAAAGTACGTGGAACTCACGGGTGTCGGAATAAGGGATGTGGTAAAGATGGAAATGCGCTCTCTTACCAGAGCAGTTTTAAATAAATTGTCTTTGGAAATGGCGTTTTACGTGTCACCCCGAGCGTGGAAAAATGCTGAGTGGTTAGAACTAAAGTTCTCACCTGTGAAAATCTTTAGAGATCTACTGTTAGACGTAGAAACACTCAACGAGTTGTGCGCCGAAGATGATGTTCACGTAAAGAAAATAAATGAAATTGAGGACGAAAATCACGACCTCGAACTTCAAGAAGAATGTTAAACACCTATTAAGTTTAACAAAATAACTAGTAAATAATAAATCGAACGTGGGTGTATCTACCTGACGTATCAACTTAAGCTGTTACTGAGTAATTAAACCAACAAGTGTCGGTGTAATGTGTATGTTGATGTTGAGAAAAATCCGTTTGTAAAACGGTATTTTCTCTTCTATATTTTTAAAAAAAAAAAAAAAAAACTGCAGCCATCGTAAAGCCG